AGCATTTTTTGCTGTTGATGCCTGTCACGTACTGCGGACCTGTTGCGCTTTTTGATAGCGTCCATGCTCTGCTGCCCTTGCTGGTAACCGCAGTGATTTCCGTTCCCGATGTGGTGACGGTAGTCTCGTCGGCAAAGTCGTACCAGAGAACTGGAGATAGCCCTGGCGTTGGATCACCGGCTGATGGCCAAATCGCCGCACGCCTTGCCACGCTCTGCTCATTCTGGAACCAGAGCCCGGTTGCTGCGCTGCCTGTTGGCACGCGCCGAACACCCATCAATCCGCCGTTGAAGCCGAGCATCAGCTGATGTCCTCGTAGGAGATGACCAGCTCCAGGTCGCCAGCGGCGCTGGCCTGTGCGCGGAGGCTGTGGCCTTCCTCCAGGTAGATGTAAGCCTCGCGTGTCACCAGCACCTGGGTGGCATCAGCCGGCACGGCGATGGTCTTGCCGATGGCAAAGCCGGTGGTGCCGTTGTAATGCTCCAAGCTGATGTCAGCTGCTGCGGTGCCATCCACGTTGGCGCAGTAGACCGAGTTCACTTTCAGCACCTTGCCGCTGCTGGCGCCATTGCTCAGCGCTGCAGCCATCGAGGTGGTCACGGCATAACCCACGGTCTTCCCGGTGACGGTCGTGACGGAGCTGCCTGATTTGATGTTGGGAGCTGCCATGAATCAGTCCCAGCTGGTGTAAGGGTCTTCATCCCAGTATAGGAACGACGCGAAGTCGTAAGTGATTACGTCGGCAATAACAGAAGCTGCGCCACCTGCCAAGGTGATTGTGATGCTTTCCTGCAGGCCGTTGGTGGTCACAACAGCCCCAGGTGCCAGCGTGATGATCACGGCCAGTTCAGCGCCACTGGCAAAGGCTCCATCTGGTGGCACCGTTTCCAGCGCTAGCTCGACGTTGTAGAGATTGCAGTAGGCGTCATCAACGGCGGGGGATTCTGTGTACCGCCAGCGGTAGTCCGTCAGCTCGTAGTCGCTGATAGTGGTGACACCGCTCCAGATGCTGGACGGCAGCGTGAAGCTTTCAAAGCTGCCGAACTGGCCTTGATAGTGGCTGAGGATGCTGAGCATGTCAGCTTCAGCCAGGGCGATAAAGCTCAGCCGGACTGAGCTGCTGAGCATCACATTGCTGTGGCGCACGCGATTCTGCAGGCCGTTGTAGGCGGTGAACGGCGTGTGCGGATACTCGCCTGGCGTGAAGGCGCGGGTTGCTGGTGTTAGGGAAGGAAAGACGGCCATAGCTAACTCACGCTATCTATACGCATTGCCTCAATACCTGGACCGGTAGTTGATTCAAAATAACCAGGAAGAGCAGGATCGTAAGCCCACACGCGGCCGCCTTGGGGATCAGAGGGATCATCTCGATTATAGATCTCTAGATAAGGTGGATAAATGTAGCTGAGATGTCCGCCCATATTCCATGTGCCAGATGCAAAATACGACCACACATAGGTTCGGCTGACGACGCCAGCACCAACAGGGGTGCTGCTTACAACTTGAATGCCATTGTTGCAGGTAAGTTCTGATGTTATCGTTGGCCCAGCACCTACTTGTAAGACGACCGAATTTGGCCCAAGAGTAGATGCAGGGAAGAATCCGATCGGACTATTGCCTACAGGGAGTGTATAGATAGGTGTGCCTCCCGTGTAGTCAACAGTTGCTACTAGCACTCCATTCTCGTACCAATTAACAACAGCCACACCGGATGCACCGCATGGCCCGGTAGCTGGAGCAATAATTGATCCGGGCGGTGGTGCGGTTGAAGATGGAGATGTTGTCATTGGATACACGACGGGTGCTACATCCAACTCATCGTCAGTGTTGCCGGTGTCGCCAGTCGGCGCTGAATCATCAAAGCCCAGTCCGCCGCCGCTTGGTGATAGCTCCAGTGGGTCAGCGCCATCGGCGTCTGTAAACGTCTCAGCGGGGATGGTGTTGTCGCTGCTGGAGTTAGCATCACAGCTCACGCCGGTGCGGCCGCTTGGCAGGATGATGCCGGTGCCGACAGCAGCAGCCACATCTAATGCGATCAGGCTGCGGCCTTGGTCGTCGATCGGGAAGTGTGTGGCCTCATAGCTCACATCACCCGCCAGTGTCTTGGTGATGCGCTCCACCTGGTACAGGTAGTCATGCACCGAGTTGGCGTAGGTGGTGTTGTCGCGCTCCAGTCGCACGCGGATGATGTCGCCAGCCGTCAGCAGCGTGTTGTGCTCCTGCGGCCGTGCTGCAAACCGGATGGTGTGCGTGGTGTAGAGCCGCTTGGCCAAGATGTAGGCGCCAACCTTGACGGCGTGATCCTCGCTGGTGCAGAACGTCGAGAGATCATGCGACTCATACGGCCCAGTCTCAGCAGTCCCGCTATAACGCACCTCAGCGGTGCGGATGATGCCGATGTCGCTCTCCAGCTGTTGGCGCCAGATCACTTGCGCCACGAATGGCTGCCTGTCCGCCAGTGACAGATAGTTGATCTCCAGCGTGCCAGGCAGCACCGTGTCTTCGGTGAAGGTGTATTCCGCCGTGATCGCCGTGGTCTTGATGGCGCCGCCAGCGGTCACCGGCAGCAGTGGCCGCAGTCCGCGTTTGCCACCTGCGCTGCTCTCAGCCAGCAGGAAGTAGGGCGCCAGCCTGGCGGCAAGGTCGGAGTAGTTGGTGCTCTCGCGGATCTCGATGTTGCAGGTGAAGCCGTTCACCTCAAGGAATGTGGCTGCTGCCAGCAGTGCGGTGTTGTCGATCATCGCCGCTGGCACCCTGCTGGTATTGACTAGCAGCCACTTCACCAGGTCCGCGAAGTTGTCGCTAGGCCCAGTCACACTGTCGTAGATCCGGGTGACGGGCATGCCACCACGGATGAACAGATGCACCTGGCGGTTGTACTGATCGAAGCCGTCCGGGATGGTGACGTTGAAGCTGAGCGTGCTGATGCCGGGGTAGCTGCCGACCGTGCCGCAGAAGAACGGCGCCTCGGGCAAATCCTTACCGGCACGCTGCACCAGGAAGTTGCCGGGTGTCCAGGTGCCGGCCCTGCGGTTGTAGGTCTGCGTGTGTGCGCCAACGCGGCAGGCACGCTGAAAGACATCCTTCACCGGGATGCTGTCAAGCTGGCCCTCGCTCAGCACCAGCATGTAGTAGGCGGTGACGTTGTTGCTGGCGTCATTCTCGAAGCGTGCTTCGGTGGCGCCGGGGCTGATCAGGATGCCGCCTTTGTTGTTGCGAAATCGGGCGAACACGATCGGCACCGGCTCGCCAATCTGCGCGAACCGCTGCGGGCGATCCAGCTCTGTGGTGCCCTGCGCGGCGGTTGCATCAGCTGGCGCGTTGATCTGACCGGCCTGGATGGCCAGCAGTGCCAGTGGATCGCTGGAGGAAAGGAAGCTCACTGCCTGATGCCCTGCCCCATGATCGCCAATGTCAACCGGCGCGGCGGCACTTGTGCTCCAACGGGAGACAATGCCGAGCCGAGTTGTATTGTCAGGCTAGTCAATCCGCCATTGCCGCCAACCACTTGGCCGGTGTATGCAGCCACCAGCTCCTGCCCAGCTTGCGGTGTGTTGTTGTTGATGGTGGAATCGAACTGGTAGATGCTGAGATCCACCAGGCGGCCATCGCTGATGGCAGCGAGGAACGCATCCAACACCAGGCCAGTTGCTGCAGCGGTGACGGATACTGACTGCTCAGTGCCACTGCTGCCGGCGGTGATGCCATCAGCAATGAACGGCACGTAGTTCCAGCTGGCGCTGGACCATGTGACGCTGGTGTTGGCGTAGTAGCTCTGCCACCGCTGGTAGGTAACACCAGCAGCGTCGTAGATGCGGAGGTATTGGCTTTGCGCTCTCATCGGGCCATGCCCAGCGCGATGCGTGCAGATGGTGTACGCAGTCGGCCGATTACACCTTCAGCGGTCAACCGCATGGCGCGTTCCATGTCGGTCACGGTGACGTAGCGCTGGCCGTCGAACTCCATCACCGGGCCGGTGGTTACGTTGATCGTAGTGCTGCCACCCGCCGATCCGGTAGGCGTTGCTGCAACTGCGGACGCCCCGCGCACTCCAGACAGGTAATTTGACACGAATCCTGCTGCCTTGGATTCAGGCACGATGTACTCGGATTCGCCAGCTTCACCGATAAGGCCAAGTGTCGGGCGGCTTACGAAGCCACCTTGGGCAAAGCGCTTGACCGGGGCCTTTCCTCGGACTGTCGATGTTGTGGCTTGTGCTCTTAAATTATTCAGTCGCTCTTGGGCATCGGCTGCTTCCCTGATTTTGGTGGCAGCCACTTCAGCATTGGTAGCTACCCTGATGAAATTGCCTGCAGACTTGTCGCTATTGATAGCGATACTACTCGTAGCCTGAGCCATAAACTGCGATGACGAATAAGCGTTCGCCAGGCTTTGAGACACCGCTAGCGCTGAGGTTTGCGTTAAGCCAATTTGATCGCTGACTAGCTTCTGCTCTAGCGCGGTTTGAGCGGTAAGGATCTTCGCATTGTATTGCGCCTCTGCTGTGATTGCCTGATACCTGACTAGCTCTTTATTCGCCGCAACTTGATCGGTAGTAGAGTCTATGACCGCATTTTGCGCTTGCAGTGCTTCCCCTAGCTTCTGGCGTTTTGCGGTCTCTTCCTCTACGTTCTTTGCTTTCAGGATCTGAAGGAATCCTTCTGCGCGGATCTCATCATATTTAAGCCTAGCGGATCGAAGCTGCAGCTCGCCTTTGATTTTCTCCAGGCGAATGTTGTCTAGTGCTTGGCGATACTCGATAACCGCAGCTTGCGCTTGTTGATTGAATATCGCAACTGCAATATTGAATCGTTGCTGCGCAGTTTTGGCAAACTGGTACTCACGCTCCAGTTGAACCCCTCTGAGATCATTAATGGCCTTTTCTGCCGTAAATCTTGCCGATGTAACGCTGGCGCCCCTTTCAAGAGATGCAACGTGCGCATCAAGTGAAATCTGCTGAGCACGCAGATTATTCAGCACGCTATTGGTAGCTGCAATCAGTCCTTTATTCTTTTCGGCTGCTGCCTCGATCTTGGGCGGCATCGAGCTATAAGCATTAACAGTTTGCGCGACTTGATTGCGTGCCTTGGCTTGCTTGGCAGTGAATGCATCTACTGCATTGTTGGTGACGCCCATTTTTTCAAGTAACTTTGCCGCCTGTTCAGCAAAGAACTTAAAGACCGGATTGTTTGAAAGCTCAAGGAACTTGCGGACAATGAACGCAGTAATAGGCGCCATCACCCTGACTACACCGATGATCCTATTCAGCGCAAGGATGATTGATCCTTGCAGGTACCCGAGGATAGTGCTCCATGGGATCGCTGTCCATAGCTTCCTGAACTCATCAATGGCTGGCTTAAGCGCCTTAAGCAGCCTGGGGAACACTTGCGCTCCAAGGTATCCCCACCATTCGGATAGCTTCTCACCGATGACAGCCAAGCCTTGCGCACCAGCAACAACAACCGGCGCGAATACATTGCCTATCTGAGCTTTTAGCTGATCTGTAACCTGGGTCAACTTGCCCATGGTGCGCTGCTGTTCTGTCAACTTTGCATTCAAGTCACCTGAGCCCTCTGCTGCAGTTGCCAATGCTCTATAAAGGACATCGCTCGTAATCTGGCCCTGCTGGGCCATCTGCTGCAACTCGCCGCGCGACCGGCCTGTTGATTGAGCGATCAGATCAAGCAACTGAGGCATGCGCTCAGAAACACTGACAAACTCATCACCATTGAGCTTGCCTTTGCCTAGTGCTTGACTGAGCTGGAAGAATACACCGGCAGCATCAGCGCCGCTGATCCCAGACTGCTTAGCGGCTACGTTGAATCCTTCGTAGATCTGGGTAGTCTCTTTAAGGCCAAAGCCAACACCTTTCAATCGACCATAGACATCAGCCAATGCCACCGTGGCCTCTGTCTGCGAAATGCCGAACTTGGCTGATGCTCCAGTTGCAGATGCAATCGCAGCATTGAACTCACCAGTTGATGATGTGAGGTTGCGCAATCTCTGCTCAGCGCCGCCGCGCTCAAATGCCGTTGATACGCTCTGACGCAGCACCTCCATTGTTGTAGCCGCAATGGCAAGCTGCGGGATCATGCCTGCGATGGCGCTGGTGAGACCGCCCACCTTCTGCGTGGCACCCGGCACATTGCCGAAAGTGCCATTCATGGCTTCTACCTTGCGCTTGATCTCGTCAAGCATCGTCTTGGCTTGCTTGCCATCAACATTGATGGCGATATTGGCAACTACAGACATGACCGACGACCTCGCATGAGGCCAGTCTACCTGCGGCGATTCTTTCTAGCCGCTTCCTCTTGCTCTTGCGTTTCGATCTCAAATAAGGCTGCCCAGATCTGCAGCTCTTCCTTTGTAATGCGCTGGCTTAATTCGCTGAGTGTATAGCCCAGCTCACGAGCCAGGCGAAGCATGAGCCTTAGATACAAGTCACGCTTTAACTCAGTGGCTACTTTCCCGCTTCTGCCTCAGTCACATCGTTCTTGTCTGTGATGACAGCCAGCATCATGATCTGCAAGTCTTCATCACGCACCTCATTCTTCAGTTCAGCGATCTCACCGGGTCTGAACAGCGGCTGACCGGCATCGTCTTTTGCCTTCTGAATCAGCAGTTGCAGCGCAAAGGCAATCGCCTCGTCGCTTCCGGCATCCTTCTGCGCCTTCTCCCTCTCGGCCATCGTAAGAGGAGTGCAGTAAAACTCAAACTCACTGCCATCACTTAGCGTGACGACTTTCTTGATGGGAACCAGGTGAGCAGCTTTCTTGAGCCGATCAAGTGCGCGAGCCATGCAATTACGCTATACGATTGGATTGTAGGCATGGAAAAGCCCCGGTACAAGACCAGGGCTTCTGTGTCTGCGTGATCAGCTCTTGACAAGGTCAAACGTAGGCGCATCGCTCGGGCGGAACGACACCTCGATTGACTGGCCGTCGTCAGGGTTGACCGTGAAGTTGGCAGCCGTCAGGATAACGGGCACCGTGATCGAACGGCTGAGCGTATCGCTGACGCTGCCGCCGCTCACCACGCGATCGATGTAGAGCTTCATCGTGGCGCCCTCCTGCTCCCGTTGGAGCACATCAGCAACCAAGCGGCTGGCGATGCTGGTGTCTTCGCTGGTGGTGTAGATGGTGGCCGAGCCTGAACCATCAGCAAAGCCGCTGATGTACCGGCGGAATGGCACGGTCTGACCAGCGGCCTGGCCGATGGTGGTAACGTCGATCTCTTCGCGGGTCACTTCAAACGACCACTCGCGCACCTCGGCTACCGCCACGAAGCTGTCGTATGCCACCTGAAAGATGTTTGGCGTTACAGCCGTGCCATCATCGGTGATCGCCACGCTAGAGCCGCCAAGCGTGGCAGACACCTGCATGGCACCAGTGCTGGCGGTGTAGCTGATGACGTAGTAGGTAGTGGCCGCAGAGATGCCGCCAGGCAGGGTGCCAGAACCCGCAGCGCCAGTGTTGACGTTGATCACACTGAACTGCACCGGGTCGCCAACCTTGAAGCCAAGGAACGGCGAGACGGTGATCACGTCAGTGGTGGCATTAACGCCAGATTCGGCAAAGGTGGCAATGGTGCCAGCTGGCTTGTAATAGAGCGCCCCGGCTGTGCCGGACAGAACGGTGGCAGACATCAGTCAGCGGAAGAACTGATGTCAGTCTACATACGCTTCAAACGTGATCGTAAGTTGCGTTTGGTAGTAGGCCGCAGGTGCTGGTGGTGTGATCTGCGCCGGTCCCGATGCTGCGTCGAAGTGAATATCGCTGACCACTTGCCGGTCGAATAGATCCTTGATGCGCTCCGCAATGGTGAAGTTCGCAGCAGTGCCAGCGCCTAGCGGCGTAAACACATTGACCGTCAGCACGCCATTCTGCCGGTTGAAGCCAGTAGATGGCGCTAGCAGTGTGGCATAGGTGTTATCGCCAAAACGGATAAACGCCTGCAGCCATGGTGCATTGTTCGGCGGCGTAAATGGTACGTTTTGATAGCTGACCGGGTATATCGGTGCGACAGCCATCTGCGTAGCAATGCGTCCTTCGATGGCAGCGCGGATGTCGTTGTAGGTGCTTGTCATGACTCCTTGCCGATGCGTGCTGCGGCTGCCTGCACTCTAGTTTGCACATTCTTAGCGATACCTTGCACCCATCCGGGATCGGGTGCTTGCTTGCTACTGCCATTGGCTAGCGGCTCGGCATATGGCAGGTTGTTGTGGACTGAATAGATATTGCCGACTTTCTCTCTCTGGTAGCCAAGGCGCTTAATGGCAGTTACACCTGGATAGCTGCCGGATGGCGCAATGCCTCCAGGTGCTGCGTTCTGGCCTACCTGCCAGCTGGCGCGGAATCTGCCAGTGTCGACCGGGCTGGCTTGCTTAAGCAGGCTGTCAGTTTCTAGCACCGCTGCACGCAGCAGCTTTTCCATCTGATCCTCGCAGTACCTGCCGATGTCTCGGGCTTGGATCCGGCGTGCCATTAGTCCCTCAGGATCAGCTCATAGGTGATCGGAGTATTGTCCTGTTCGATGGTGCGCACCTCGATTATCTGCAGGCTGCGATTGCTGATGATGACGCGATCAGCGGTTGTCGGCACTGCTGCCGTGTCTGCTGCGGCGATGATCAATCGCTTATCGCCAGCTTCGATCAGGTCATTTACCTCACGCAGCGCTACATCCTCCAACACGCCGCGCACTGTGGTGTCCGTCGCTGTCTCAGCGGCAGTACCGGTAGTTGTGTTGTACGCGCCGAGGGTTACGCGGCGGATTGTTGCTACACCGCCGAATCTTGCCATCAGCTTGCTGGCAACCTTGCGTAGCGGGCTAGCAAGTGCCATCAGAGCTTGTATGCGACGCAGTGGCCGTTCTGCAACTTGATGCTGGTAAACACACCGTATAGCGTGGTCGCAGCGCTAAACGACTGGCCAGATAGCGTACTGCCGTCCCAGTTTTGCGCAACGATCGCATCAATCTGAGTATTGGTCGTGAAGTGAATCGCGCCCCAGCGACCTGATCGTGCTGTGGTGTCACCGATAAAGGTTGCGCCGATTGAGTAGTCAATGCCAAAGAAGTTAGGCTCGCTCATGGCTAGATCCTGTAGGCGACGACTTTGCCGCTCGCCAGGGTGACGCTAGTGAACACGCCATCGATGGAATCGCCAGCCATCAGTGGCACCGATGTAAACGCATTGCCAGTTGCATTCTGCACCGTGGCAGTGCTGATTACGGCATCAGCAACGGCATAGAGCCTGTAAAACCTTCCGGCATGGGCTGCCGTATCGCTGATGTACTCAAAGCCAATGTTGTAGTCGTCCATGATCAGCTTCGGCGGATTGAAACGTTGCCTGGTCCACTGATTCTAAGCCCTGTCAGGTATCGCTCCATGATCGGCGGCACCTTGTCAGCACCAACGGCGCCATAGCCAAGGTTGGGCGTCACATCAAGGCTGCCGATCTTGACATTCTTGTAGTCTTCCAGTCCGCTCAGGCCAATTCCGTCTGGATTGTTGTGCAGATACGTTGCCAGCACCACCTGCGCATACTGAATCTGCGTCGGGATCTCAGTATCTGTAAAGTAGTCCGTCGTGATGCGGAACGGGAACCCTACAGCGTAGGTATTGATGTAGGTATCAGGCTTGCGCACGCCGGTACGCGGCCACTGCAGCGCCTGCGTATCGGTCGCACGTGCGCCAAGGAACCGCTCGCGGTCTAACCGTTGGGTCGCGGTAAAGAGTGCCCGGTTCTTCTGGTCAGTGGTAGCCGATGCCCATGCTGTGACATCAGTATCCTCTACGAATCCGTCAATGATCGCCTGCGCTGCCGCCAGCGTCAGGTAACTGTTTGCGTCGGCCGCGCCTGGCGTGGCCACGATTGTGATTGCCATCGTCAGGCTCCGTTAGGTCCAGTGTAGGAGTGGGCTCTGGCATAGAAAGAGAGGCCACCTCCGTAGAGGCAGCCTCGCGGTCACGCAGTCGCCGGAAAGCGAACAGCCCCATTAGACGCGCTTGAGCAGCACGGTCAGGATCACACCAGCCAAGGCGGTGGTGGTACCGGTCACGTCCAGCGACAGCCGGTTGCCAACCTCAAGAACGAGGTCAGCAGCAGTCGTGGTCAAGGCAGGAGTCTGCTCGGTAAGAGCAGTGCCTTTGAAGTTGATGGTGGCGCTCAGCAGATCGTCGCCAGCGGTGGCGGCTTCAGTGCCTTGACAACGACGGACGGTGCCGGTTACGGCGCTGCCATCGCTACCAGCGGTTGC